TGATTTCTTTTATGGAAACTACAGAGGTGTGTCCAACTTGTGAACAGTCTATTAGTGAAGAATTTAAAGCAAATACTATTGCACAAAGAAGTGAACAAGTCAAAGAGTTGACTGAAGGTCTTGTCCAGATGAAGACAGAGATGGACAAGGCAACTGCAAAAATCAAAGAGTACAAAGATATTGCAAAGGTGTTGAATGATAACAATATCAAACTTGCCAAACTCAACAGTGGTATTACTGAACTAGAAAAGTTCAATGCTACACTGACTGAAGAGATACGTCAAATTGAAAGTGGAGATGTTACGAAAACAGATTACGAAAAACTTGACAATCTGAAGAAAATGTGCGATAATTATGAATCACACAAATCAAAACTGAAGGAAGATATGCTTTACTTTGATTGTGCGAAAGAGTTATTACAGGATAGTGGTATCAAGACAAAGATTGTCAAACAGTACCTACCTATCATGAACAAACTCATCAACGGTTATCTGTCTTCTATGGACTTCTTTGTTAACTTTAACATTGACGAAAACTTCAATGAGACAATCAAGTCAAGATATCGTGATGTGTTTTCATACGCAAACTTTTCTGAAGGTGAGAAGATGCGTATTGACCTTGCACTACTCTTTACATGGAGAGCGGTTGCAAAGATGAAGAATTCAACGAATACGAATCTACTTATTCTTGATGAGATTTTTGATAGTTCGTTAGATGCGACAGGTACAGATGACTTCTTAAAGATTCTGAATACCTTTTCAAATGAGAATGTATTTGTTATCTCACATAAACAGGACTTATTGATGGATAAGTTCAGACACACGATTAAGTTTGAGAAAGTGAAAAACTTTAGTAAGGTTGCATAATGGGAAAGAGAAGTGAATTTGAAAGAAAACCAAGGGATTATTATCCAACCCCCTATGAGGCTGTCCTACCTCTAGTTGAACACTTACCAGAGTGGTATACGTTTACTGAACCATGTGCCGGAGATGGTAGACTAATTGACCACCTAGAAAAACATGGTGGTAAATGTTCGTATGCGTGTGATATTGAACCACAGAGAGATGACATTCATGAGTTTGATGCACTAAGAATTAGAGATGTATCAACACCATTTATTATTACAAACCCACCTTGGGATAGAACCATTCTTCATAGAATGATTGACAGTTTCGCTGACAAAGCACCCACATGGTTATTGTTTGATGCAGATTGGATGCATACAAAACAATCAAAAGAATACTTGACAAAACTGAAAAAAATTGTTAGTATAGGAAGAGTCAAATGGATTGAAGGCAGTTCAAGTGTCGGTAAAGACAATTGTTGCTGGTATTTGTTTGATGACACCCCACAAGTCAAACCTATTGAATTCTGGGGAAGATAAATAGAAGATAAGTGATTCATACCGAATCACGCAAAGTCAAAATTATAAGGAGAATTATAATGACTGTTTTATATCAATCAGATAAATTTACTAAAGTTGAATCTTTTTTGAAAACTTTAGAAATCAATAAACACTACAATATTGGTGATATCGTAGAAACAATTCTACAGATACAAAACTTCAAAACAAAAACACTAAAGAATTTTGGTCATGCAGACCCAAGACCTTTTGACCCAACAACTGACAAATATCTAAAAGATTTGTGGGTTGACCTTACATATCAGAGAGCGATACTTCTCACAAAGATTGTTAGAAAGATTACCAAACAGGGTGAAACCTCACCTACTGGTTCTGGTTTTAATGATGCAGCCTGTGGTAGAGTTGATACCGCACTAAGACCAAGTGGAAAAGATTTTGTTTGGGATGGATTGCGTAGATGCATCAAAGCAGGATTGTGTGGTCGTGATTATGTTTCAGTAACAACTACAAACCATAAACCACACTATCAAGATATTGATTGTCAACGTGCAGAAGCACTTTGGTTTAAGATTAGAAACTCAGATTTTGAAAGTATGAAACCAGAAGAAGTATGGCGTTCACAAGTTGTATATGGTGATGAAGATGCATTGAGAATTCTAACTTTGTTGAAGAACGCAAACTTAAATCTAGAACAACAGAATCCAAATGGAGTTCAGTTGGGTGGATTTGCAGAACTTAGAGATAACTTCTTAAAGGGTCACCTAGAAAAAGATGATATTATTGATTCTTCTAAGATGATTCAAAGAGTTTATGGACAACCAACAGTTTCAGTATATCTGTTATGTGGTCTTGCACACCTCATTACACATCACCCAGCGAATCAAGAAATTGAAGACGCATTGGTAGAATGGGTGAAGATTGATTCTCAACAGAAATCATTGACTTCAAAATCACTCAAGAATAAGACTACACCATCTATTGCATACTATATTGCAACTAGAGTGTTGAAGAACACAGAAGGTCTAGCCGCAAAACTTGGTCTTGATGATGAAGAAATTGATATGGTTGAGAACAGTTAGACAGATTGTCGCACCTTGAAAAAAGATGCAAAAAGTTCTAAAAACATCTTGACATTTGTTCTAATAACGTGTAATATGTACATATAAACAATGAAACGAGGAGTTTAATTATGGCACATGAGTTAGAAATCGTCAACGGACAAGCACAGATGGCATATGTCGGTGATGTTCCATGGCATGGACTTGGTACGAAAGTACCAGCAGACCTTACACCAGAACAGTTTATGGAAAAAGCTGGTCTTAATTGGTCTGTTGAGAAAGAAGATATCCTTACTAGAAGTGGTATCAAAGTGAAGAACAAACAAGCACTTGTTAGGTCAAGTGATGGTTCTATCCTTGACGTTGTTGGTAACGGTTGGAATCCTGTTCAGAACGCAGAAGCATTCAACTTCTTTGAAGAGTATGTGAACGCTGGTGACATGGAGATGCATACCGCTGGTTCTCTTAAAGATGGTCAGATGGTATGGGCACTTGCAAAAACGAAAGATTCGTTTGAGTTGTTCAACGGTGACCAAACCGACAACTATTTTCTGTTTACCAATCCACACCAGTTTGGTAAAGCAATCAATATCAGAATGACACCGATTAGGGTTGTTTGTAACAACACTCTTACTTTGTCACTGTCACAAAACAGTGACCAGATGTTGACTGTAAACCACAGAAAAGCGTTTGATGCCGCTGAAGTGAAAGAACAGATGGGTATCGCAAGAGAGAAACTTGACCAGTATAAGTCAATGGCAGAGTTTCTTGGTTCAAAGAGGTATACCTCAGAGAACATCATCCAGTACTTCAATGAAGTATTTGGTACGCCTGCGAAAGAGAAAGTGGATAATGTTATTCCTTTCACTTCCAGAAATGCGAAACTTGCTATGGAGAACTTGCAAACACAGCCTGGTGCGAACTTTGCTGAAGGTTCATTCTGGCAAGCATTCAACACAGTCACTTACATGACTGACCACCTACAGGGTAGAGAGGGTGACTCCAGAATGGTTTCCTCTTGGTACGGTAGGAACAGAAAGGTCAAGTTGAATGCACTTGATAAAGCGCTTGAGTACGCTGAAGCCGCTTAAAAAAGAATTTGTGTGGGGGTTGAATTTTCAGATTCAATCCCCATATAAATATGGATGCAGATGCGAATTATCGGTCTGCAATTATTAATCTTGCTTAACAAAGGAGATAAATTATGACTAACTTAAGCACACTTAGAAACGCCCTTCAGGCGTTTGACTATAATCACATGACACCCTATGCAGTGGGTTTTGATAGAACATTCGACAGACTGTTCGATTATGTAACTCACCAAGCAGAATCAACAGGGTATCCACCTTACAACATCCAAAAGACAGAAGATTACAAGTTTGAAATTGAAATGGCACTTGCTGGTTTCGATAAGAAAGACATTGAAATCGAAGTCGCAGAGGGTGTTCTTACAGTGAAATCACTGAAGGATAAGGATACTAATACAACTGATGACTATACTCTTTATAAGGGTATCTCACAGAGAAACTTTACTAGAAAGTTCACTCTTGCAGATGACATCGTTGTAAAGGGTGCTGAACTCAAAAATGGTATGTTGACTATCACTTTAGAAAGAATCGTACCAGAAGAGAAAAAACCTCAGTTGATTACGGTCAAATAAATCCCTTGACAATCGGGTTTTTCTTTGATATGATGTGAATCATTAATAACTTTATGGAGATATTATGAGCAGAAGAAAACTAAGCAAAAAACAGAAGGTGTTCAACCTTTTGTCAAAAGGTGAGAACGTAACGTGGAAGACTCTTAGAAAGAGATTTGACCTTACTTCACCAACAAAGATGATTGACACTCTAAAGAGTGAAGGTCACTGTATCTATACAAACAACACTGCAAAAGGTGTTGCATATAGATTAGGTACTCCTTCTAAGGAAATCATCGCAGCTGGTATTGCGTCTGTACTTGGTACAAAGTACGCATACTAATTGAATCGTGAGGGGGTTCGCCCCCTCACATACTTTACTATAGGATGTGAAATTGAAAAAGATTGACTACAAATATTCAGAAGATGAAATTCTGGATGAACTAAAAATGTATATTGACGGCACATACGCCGCACACTACTCCCACAACAAGTTTCAAGCAACAGAATTCATTATGGACAGTGGACATGGTGAAGGTTTCTGTATTGGAAACATACTGAAGTATGCACAACGGTATGGAAAAAAGAATGGCAAGGACAGAAATGACTTG